AGCACCTACCTCCTCAACACCAGTGGCCATAGAATTAGCATAAGACATGACCTTATGCAAGAAATCCTGGGACACTGGAGCGTGGTATGTGCCAGACGAGTGCAACGGGTTGAAGGGTGAAAGACGGACCCTCCACTCAACGCAGATGGTTATTTGCACATTCACACCACCTGTGTTCACTATATATACCGGCGCCATAGCGGCAAAATTGGGCATACCATTTGGTGCGCTGACACCGGCGTGCCAGGCAGCAGCAGGAGAGTCTGAGGTCTGCGGAAACACACTTGTGAAGTTCGCATACTCCGAAAGGTTCGTTGGAGTACAGTTCACCTGCATTGGGGTCAGGCACAACGCAGCCCCAGTGACATACCGAGGCGTGCCGAACGACAAGATAGCGTCCGAAAACGAAGCAATGGTTCTGGTGTCACTAGCTCCAGGAATGTCAATACTGGCAGGCAACCTACCAATAGCAACAACCCCTGAAGCATTCGTAACTGAAGACGGACTCATAATCTGGATGGAGTATGCCGCAGGCACACACTCCACGAGTCCATCTTCACCAGTACCCCCTCCGTGTGGCAGAGGAGAACCTAAAAATTTCCACACAGTACCGTTCATAACACTAGCCCCGCTAGCCACCGACACACCAGCAGTCGTGGTCCAATCGTTGGTTGAGGAAGCAGTCATAGGACCGAACAAAGACAAATAGTCGGTCGAATTGAACGTTTTCCGTGTTTTAACTGTTAGATACTTCCCTGTAGGAGTGTGAAGAGGAAGATGCATGGGATGGAACGCGTTGAAAGCATTCCTCACCACCACGCCCAGATTGGAGGCTGGGACCTTAGGTTTCCCGTTGCCTCCCTTCTTCTTGCTCATAGCAGCCACCTTCACACCCTTTTTCTTACCGACCTTAACTCCCTTGGCCTTACCCTTACCACCATTCTTATTAGTCATCTCTACAACTCCCTTTAGTGGTTCAAACAGCCTGCTCATCCCGCTTCATGACGCAATAGCTCTTTAGTCGTTATTCAAGGAAACCTACTGGAGCGTGGCTCCGTCTGCTGGCTCATGTGTCACACTCACCAACTAACTTTCCGCCACCACGTTATGGGCTTACTACCCATGCGCTGAGACCTGAAAACGCTAAAGTATATTAGCTAAATTGTCGTCAAACCACAACCAATGCTGATGTTATTGCAATGGTCATGGACACCACTATAGTTCATGGTGCTTATTTCGCGTTCCATCGCTATTTGCATAGACGGAGGGTAACCAAAGGCTTTATAGAACGACACCCTTGTATCGTCCGAGATTGTGCCAGCATATTCTCCCCTAACCCTAGGCTCTTTAGCCATGCGTAGGAAGCCTGAATCAGCCAGGATGGCAGAATGAACTACGTTGCTATCTACACCGTTTCTCTTGTAAGCCTTGTAAAGCTCACAAAAAATAGGCATATCACCATACAACGCATTTCCGCCCACCCCAACCTGATAGCTCCATTGTCTGTATCCGAGTTCTGTGCTGACTGAAAGGCTCAAGGCGTCCTTCGCCATGGCCACACTAGCCTGTCTGCACATAATCCATACGTCCGCCGCTGCATCCACTAACACCGGTTGCATTTGGCAAAAGACGCACTCCTCAAATTCATAAACGGGAGCCTCGACTTCCATCTCAAAGCCATACTCTAGGAACCACTTCGGCAGGTCAGCAATCTTGTATAGATCGCTCTTCTCCATGAAAATCAAGCAGTCGTCCCCATTATTAGCGAACTCTGCTGTCACACCACGCTCCCTGAGATATTCCCTCACCAGGGTACACATGATGACACAATTTCCCAGGGCTGTGTTCATATCTCCACTTGCCCTAGTGCCGTCTGCCTTGTACCGTATGCAGTGGCCATCCACGTACGCAAACCCTTCATTTGCCAACTGAGCTTTTAACAAAGCTTGCAACTCCGGATTGTAATCAAAAATACGCTTGTAGATGCTGTGTTCCCATTTCAAAGCGTCAGCACTGACGTGCTGATCAAACCTGCTGGCGTCCAACCCAATTGCCACAGGGCTCTTGAACCGGTTCC